TCTTGAGCCGTCCAGTCATTGTAGCTTCTGACAGATATGGATTATCTTTTATATTGGAAACAGCAGCATTATATGCAGCAGTTTTTTCTGATAGTTGTTTTTCAACATCGCTGATTCCTGACGTGCTATATAAAGATTCATATAGTTTTGGAAGATTCAATGTCTCTGTCGTACCCATTGTACCCATTCCTGTACCCATTGTTCCTGTTGTAGTAGCACTTGCGCCTGTTGATGGAGCTCTTACAGTTGGAGTAACTGTCTTATTTGGTGTTTGAAGATATTGATTAAACTCTTCATATGTCTTTCCCTGTGCCGATGCTGATTGTCTATTTACCTCTTCTGATACCTTTTGTCCTGCACCAACTTGATTACTCAATGGGTTTATTTGTCCTTTTTGGCTAAGTGTTCCACCCCAATACTGTTGTCCATCATACCAACCGCCCTGTTGGGGAGTGATAACTGATCCATTATCTAATTTTAGTTGATTTCCTACTATTTGTGCCATATTATCTAATGTTAAACTTGCCTGTTTGGCTATGTGTTACTGTTTGAGAAAAAAAGTCTGGTGTATCAAACATCGGCTGTGTCTGTTGATATTTTTCCTGTCCTTGTCGTATTTTACTCCATGCAACAGACAATATTTGTTTGGCTTCTACGCTGATAAGATCGCCCATAGTGCCACCACTTGATGTAATACGAACATCCTGTCCTTTTTTCTTTAATATCGCTTCTGCCTCTAGTACAACGGCTTCATTGCATTCTGGCATGGAATATGACCATATAGTAACATCTCCGTCATTTGTTAATGCATCTACTGTTTTTTGTCCCCATACAGAGATATTGTAATCACCTGCGGTTGTTGGAATTGGATATATAAAGTATCGTCTATGTTGACTTGACCAGATATAGTCACGTCCACAAGGGACATCATTCTCTTTTTCAAACATATAGTCCTTGAATCCAAGCGGATCACCGTAGTCAACATCATCTACCTCAAGTTTCCAGATAGAATCAGGTCTCCATGTGGCAGGGTAGTCATAGTATTCAATATTTGCCTGTGTTGATGTTTTTTTCGCATCTTCAGTTTCCGGCCAGAGAAATAGTCCTCCACACTTAATATATGCTCTATTCAAGGCTAATTTAACTGTTGCGATTGGGTACAGCGTACTATCATCATTGATCGTAAGATCTGACTGGACTGCTGTAATGAGTTCACTAAAAAGATTCATATTCTAAGAATAGAAGAATAAACTATTGGAAGGCAACTATATTTATAAACCTAGATTATTTTTAAATATTTTATAGTAAAAATTGAATGTTTTACTTGTTCCAACAGCACTTGATTGATAATATGCAGAAAGATATATATTTGTATCATCAGCATATATAAAAGATGCAATGTCATTATTTGGACTTCCAATAAAGGATCTACCCCAATAATATGGCAAAATGGCATAATCAGAACTTGAAATATATGAAGCTAAATCATTTCCAAAACCTATAAAAAATGGCGTATATCCAAGATTATGTGCAATAGTATAAACAGTAGAAGTTGAAACCGTCATGCTATATGTCCCAGAAGTAAAATACTTTAATGTTGGATACAAGGAATGAAAGTTTATATTATCTGGATTTGTTTCAGTTAGAGCACTATATCCATCTTTTGCACAAACTATTTTTGGATTATCAGTCAATATTGTTCCATTTTTTCCTGAACCATAAATAATATAACTAATGCTTACATCACAAGATGAAGGAGATCCTATATATATTTTTGTTGAATCCATCCATGTTTGGTATACTGTTTTTGAAAAATCATAAGATAATGTAATAGATGATCCACCAACTTGAGCTACTTTTCCATCTGGAAATTTAATAAATAAAAAATATTTATATGGTTCTTGAACATTTGCTCCATGGCTAAAGCTATCAGGACTATAAATACCACCACCTTGTAATGTTAAATCAACAACTCCACTCTTTAATATTTTAAAATTATTTAAATCAGAATGAACAATATAATCATTTGGATTTTTAGAAAAAGCAGATTTATTTGGTCTCGCAACTTTAAAAACAGATTTACTTTCTATGATAGAAGGAGCTGTATCATCATTCATATTATCATAAAAAATATCATAAGCAGTTGGCATGATTCCATCCGAATGACCACCAAAATTATATATTTTTAAATTTGATGTATTGATTCCACAAATCGCATCAGGAGGACTAAAAGGATTCCATTGATTATTTACTATTTGCCAATACAATCCATCATTATAAATATCACGATATACCATGCAAAATGGAATATATGATAAATTATGTGTTATTGAAGACAATGTATAATCATCTGGATAAGTTGGATCTTCAATTTCAATATAATCTGTAGAAAATCGCTTAATTAGGATATTATCAACATCTCCATACAAACTATAGTGATCTGGATTTGTATCTGTTAAAGCATTATATCCAGATAATGCACAACGAACAAGATTATTCATATTAATTAGGACTTCCAATAACAATAGAGGCAATATCACCTTTGTACAAGATTATTACTGGATTTGTTTCATCTCCATCAATAATCCAAGTGCTATTTCCAACAATAACTTTTCCACTAATAAGCGTTCCTGCCTGAATAGTACCTGCAAACACCGCATCTCCTGTATCTCCATCTATTGCTATTGTTGTATTTCCTGACTTATTTCTCGCAACCAAACCATCCGGTGATATTTTTACCTCTCCTGATACCCCATTCTCATATTCTCCTATCTGAATTGCTCCACTCTTTGCAAATGAGAATGGCTGAAGTATTTTCTTTGACTTTGTATTGATGACAGTTCCAATAACATCAACAGCAATGCGCCGTGTTGGCATTGTCTGTTCTTTTACTGTTTCCTGAGAATATGTACTATTTGCCGTTGACTGCGTTTCTTCATAAGAAGCAACAGCATCTTCCGCAGGGAACGCCGTTTCTTCAATTGTTTCTTGTGTGTATACTTTTTCACCATCCATGTTAGTCAAAATATGTGCGTTGCCTAAATACTTCAGGAGCAACATTAAAGCTTGGATTCAACACTAACTTAGGCTCAAATATCTCACCCTGACCGTTAATGACAAATGTAGCCTTCATAGCATTGGCAATACTAAATGCTGTTTCTCCTGATGCAGTACGGCCAAGCACCCAACCACCAGTTTTATTCAAACGATAGTAGAATTGAATGGATGTACCGCTTGGAAGGGGAGCGATAAAGACTTCATGTCGCTTCCATTCTGTAATTTCTTCATTCTTTTTCATCGGTGCTTTAAAATCCAGTCCTTCATACACTCCCTGAGCCTTTGTGCTTGCGTCTACGGCCTTTACGCCAAATGATGTTCCATCTCTGTAGCTTACGATTGTTGTGCCCTCTACCGTTATCAGAGCGCCTAATTCATCGGCATCAAACTGGTATTCAAGATTCATTGTGACCGGATGATTTTTATTTTTTCGTCCATAGCTATAAATACCACCTTTTCCCGTATCTGCATCATATATAGCCCAAAGAGAAAGATTTCCTACAGACTGTTTATCAATCCAACTATCCGCCGTCTGTTCCCACTGAAAGAAATTTGCCTGATCAACTTCGTTTGTTACGCCACCAGTATTTGCCATACCTCCTCCGGGAAAGCGTTTGATAGGGATGGTATTGGCCATATCGGCAAAATGGAGTTCTCCATCATTTCCTATCTGTGCCAATGGATATTCTGCGTCTATTGCTGCATTGACTCCCATAGTTGATTCGCCTTCACGATAACAGCCAACAATAAGTTGTCCGCTTCGTTCTACCATAGTCTTTGCAATATTCCCCGGTATCATGTCCAATGCTTCATTTGTATAGGAATCGTCATATCCTACCATGGCAATATAACTTCCATTTGCGATCATAAGTGATCCGCCTACCTGCTTCATGGTGTGTGGAACGTCTGGTTGAAGATTCTGGGCTACAATCTCCACATCATTCCAGTTAGACAATCCCCCTATCTCTTTTCTTTTTAATGTTGTATTGGTTGCCCAATAGAGCCATAGTTTTCCACTGGATGACGGCTTCTCTTCTGCTCCTTTTATTTCTCCTAGTGCATCTTTGTATGACCTTTGCCAAAATGCATCAGAATCACGTCTATATATATATCCCGTGCTTCCAAACCCATAGGTATATCCATCTGATGCCTTCACGAAATACCGTATTAAATCCTCAAAGACTGTTGATAGTCCTGCAGACGGGGATGGAGATGGAGAAACAGAGGATGATGGCGTTGTTGATGGGCTCAGTGACACAGAGACTGACGGTGTTGTTGAAGCCGACAGGGAAACAGAAGATGACGGGCTCTGTGTCGGGCTTACACTCGCACTTGGCGACAAAGATGGAGAAACACTCGCACTTAAAGATGGAGAAACAGACGCAGAAGGGGAATTGCTACCTAGTAATCCTTCATCTACGAGTGCTTGATTGCACGAGATACTATCTTGTACTTTTCTTATGTTTAGATTCGCTCCAAACTTGAATGAGCCGGGAATACCTTTATCTTCATAATCAGATAATCCTCCACGACATGATTTTATTTCATAAATAGCCATACCTCAAGAATAGAAGAATAAACTATTGGAAGGCAACATTACCATTCCCGATATTTTGCTATATAGGTATTGTTCTTTACCTCGTATTTATCTGTATACGTGTTATTTTTTGCTTCATAAGTGTCTTCGTATATCTGTGGTGAAGGAGATGGAGATACCGATAACGACGGAGACAAACTAATAGATAATGATGGTGATAATGATGGCGAAAGTGAAACGCTTATTGATGGCGATAAGGAAACTGATAAAGACGGACTTGGTGAAGGCGTTGCACTTATTGATAATGATTCTGAAACGCTTTCAGAGATTGATGGGCTTAAAGACGGGCTCAATGATTCAGAAACGCTGGGAGACGGTGATACAGAGATACTCGGTGACAATGAAACGCTGACTGATGGACTCACTGATGGCGATAACGATACGCTAACACTAGGCGATAAGCTTATGCTTAAACTCGGGCTTTGGGAAGCGCTTGGCGATACTGACGGGCTCAATGATTCAGATACTGACGGGCTTGGTGAAACAGAAACTGATGGCGATAACGAGACGCTGAGGGATGGGCTGAGGGATGGAGACAAAGAGGCAGACATCGTTGCGCTAAATGACAACGAGACAGAAACTGATGGAGAAAGAGATACAGATAAGCTCGGGCTCTGTGATGCACTCGGTGAAGATGACGGGCTAGCAGATAACGACAAGCTTTCTGATGATACCTCTGTTGGACTCGGTGAAGATGACGGGCTTGGTGATATAGATAAGCTCGGAGACAACGAGACGCTTAATGATTCAGATATACTTGGAGACAATGAAGTGCTTATAGACGGACTAAGAGATTCACTTACACTAGGGGACAATGATATTGACGAACTTGGCGATTGAGAACTAGATGCACTTGAACTTGGAGAACGGCTAATACTTAATGATACTGAAACTGATGGGCTAAGAGAAACACTAACGCTTGGAGACAAACTTTGACTTAAACTTGGTGACTGTGATGCGCTTTCTGAGACGGACGGCGATAATGAGATACTAAGTGATGCACTAATAGAAGGAGATAAGCTTTTACTGACACTAGGTGATAATGAAATGGACAATGAAGGCGATTGACTAGAAGATGGCGATAGTGAAGGTGACAAAGAAATAGAGGCGCTTGGACTTTGAGAAGAGCTTGGACTTATTGACGGAGACAAAGATGGTGTAGTTGATGGGCTTAAAGATACAGAAGATGATGGACTAATTGTTTCCATGGCTTCAATTTCACCGACTCCAACATAAGATGCATCATTTGATTCAGTTATATTCATCCGATAATAAGAATAAGCAGTGGAGTTTGTAATTGGATATGTGTGTTTTATTGTTGTAGAAGCCCAATCGGTAATATTTGATTGAGTATCCAACGTAGTCCAATCAGTCCCATTGTTAGAACCTTTGAATGTCCATGACTTAGGAGAACGAGATAATGCACCAGCGTCTCTATTTGTTACCGTATATTGCGTAATGACATGAGAAGAAGTAAATTGATATTGTACCCATCCAGAAGTTCCAGAACATGCCCAACCATTTCCAGCATCTCCAACATTATAATCATCAAATGCTCTATATGCAGGATATCCTCCACCTAAATCATCGCTCGCAGAAGCAACGCCCGAAGGTTCTGTATTTGACGTCATGTCGGGAATCAAATCCGATGTATATGCCATATAAATAGCTTAGACTATAAAACTCTCGGAAGGCAACGGAATACTAGGACTATTTGCTATAAGAACTGATCCATTCTTCATTCTTTGCAAGCAGTGTCCGTGTCATTATTGGCTCATAGCCAAAGCTTTCAGCCCATGCACACCATGCATACGGATCTTTTGGAATACATTTTGATATGCATCCCCTTGGTTTTTCCGCCATGATGAATGTCCACCAAAGATTAAACCGTGGATCATCGCTATACACTGCGTCTCTGACTGTGTAGTAGTCTACACCGGCCTTTTCACATGCATCATAGAGTTCTTGGCATTCCATGACTTTATATAGGATTGCACGGTTTTCAGAGAGCTTAATTACCTCAGCTTCATATGCCGTTACCTGACGGATAATAGTGTTGGCATTGTAAACAATTGTATAGAGGTTAATAAGTTCCCGTCTGTCTTTTGGATTACCACCAATAATGATGAATTGTCGTGTACGAGCATCAAACATTGGATGATTTGGTGTTTCGCCTAAGTATTCCGGCTCCATGACAATATGTTTTTTGTATTTTGAAGCTAAATAGTCACAAGTTCCGGGATTAACAGTAGAACGGATAACGATAAGCGGACATGTGCACCATGCAACAACTTCTTCTACGTAGGAGGTATCCAGTCTGTCTTTTCCGATGTTAGGGGACGGTACACAGACAAATGCAACATCACACTTGTTTACTTCCTCTTTTTTCCCTATTTCTCCATGTTTCCCATTTGAATAGATATAGGCACTTGGAAAAAGAGTATTCATGTGTTTTCCGACCCATCCGATTCCAACAATTGCTACTGTTTTAGACATATGCCTCCTTTGGCAACTTCACATCTTTTATATCATCAACAGAAATAGCCTTAATCTCCGGTCTTGTCCGTCTAGCAAGTTCAAAGATTGTTTTCTTTCCTGTTCCTATCTGGATAATTCCTTTTTCATGACAAAGGATAGCCGTTGCGACCATAGGCGCTATGACATCTACGTAGTCTCCATAGGTTTCTTGATCAAAAAATGCATATTCATACGGAAATGGATTCGCTTTGAACAAGGTGCGGATGATCAGATAGTCTTTACAGTTCGCCTTAATGATATTCTCTGCCAATTGTTTCGTATAAGAATACCAATTGACCGGATTGACTGCATATTCTGAGGAAATGAACACAACATACTTATCCTTGAATACTTGGCTGATGTTGTATGTGCCTATGACATTTGTCCAATAGCATTTCCGTTTCTCTTTTTCCGCTTTTATAACATCCGTATATGCTGCACAATGAATGACCGTATCGCTATCTTTGTACTTATCCATTGTCTGTGCATCACAAATGTCCATTTCCTTATGATCTGGTGCAGTGAATGGTATATATTTTCTCAATTCTTTCCCAAGAAGACCGGATCCTCCAGTAAGCAAAATGTTATTTAGTTTCATAAAATTCCTTGACGCAACGAATAATTTTCTCTACTTCTGTCCATGTGATTGTATTAAATACCGGAAGACTCAATAATTGTGTCCATACCTTGTTATTTACCTTGAGTTCTCGTTTCTCTGCTTTTTTCCAGTATGTCATCATATTCAATGGCTTAAAATGTACGCTTGTTGCAATCTCATTTGAGGCAAGATAATCAGAGAGTTCGTCACGCCGTTCACATTTCATAGTGTAATACTGACATGTGTGTGAGTACATGGGAATCTTAATCTGTTTTATATCCTTAAACGCTTCGTTGTAGACTGCTTGTACTGCTCTTCGTTTTGCTGTAAGTTCTTCAATCCTCCGAAGTTGTCCGAGTCCAATAACAGCTGTAAGATCGTTCATATATGCCTTGAGCCCATCAGCCTGTGTAATGTCATAATCCCATGTATATCGTTTTGCTCCAACCCGTTGAAATGTATTCTTTTCAACGCCAAGCCATGTAAGTGTTCGGAGTCGTTCATATATCTTGTCATCATTTGTTGTAATCATTCCTCCATCTCCAGTTGGCAGAGACTTGACCGCTTGGAATGACCAGATAGTAATATCTGCTTTCTTTCCTGCTCCGGGAGTGTACATAGCATGCGCTGCATCTTCTATGATAAGTCCGTCAAACTTTTTTCGTAGACCGTCAATATCAGCTAAACGTCCATGTGAATCAACAGTAATGATTGCCTTTGTCTTATCTGTTATCACAACAGACTTTGGATCAAGACAAAAAGAATCCTCATCAATATCGGCAAATGTCACATCCATATCATTCCATTCGCCAACAATCGCATCTGCAACAAACGTAAATGGTGTGGTAATAAGTTCGCCACCTTTAATGTTATATGCTTTTAAACAGAGATCAAGCGCAGCAGTTCCGGAATTGCATCCTATGGCATATTTTGCGCCAACGTATTCAGCAAATTGCTTTTCAAATTCAAATGTTTTTGGCCCCTGTCCCCACCAACCGGATTTTAGAACATCAATAAGATCTTTTGTTGTTTGTTCATCTATATCAGGACGTAAGACAGGAATCATAGTTATCTCCTTTATGGTTATAATTTTATACTATTTGTTATATTTTGTGAATGTGTCAATTGGTAATTCCCATCCATCAATCTTGTCTAAACTGGTCTCTTTCCAGTTTCTACAGCTTCGCTCATTTCTAAATTCTTCCTGTTTCCATCGGCTCTTGGTAAGATTGCCTCCATACCGCAAATCTAAGTTAGGAAATGCGCTATCAAATCGCTCTGCCTTTACATCATCTATTCGTTCTGCACGACTGTTGCATCCGGGCTCAAATCCCATTGCCATAGTAAAGCCTGTTGCCTCTATCCTTCGTACCTTTTCTTTATAGTGTGCAATTAAAAGATCTCGGTACCCGACAATGAAATTGACCTGATGCGTATCATAGTGAATTGCATGGCCATCGGTACACCGAACTCTCCACCAATTGAAGTTATAGTAGTACACGTCCTTCCTTGGCGGAGTAAAGTCAAAATGCGACTGGTGATAGAGGACATCATGTTCACAAAAGAAAATAATGTCTGCTGTTGATGCCTCAAGTGCTGCAAGAATCTGCTTGTGGTATGCCACGTATCCACGTGGAAGTCCTAGGACAATGTTCTTTCCAAAATCCATAGGCTTGAGTGATGCACTGACAATTGGTAAACCCGCTTTTAGAATCTCCTTACGGCACATATGTCCAAGTTTTAAAGGCACTTGATTGTCTGTGTAGTAGATTATGCCTTTTGTTGGTTTTGATGGCTCTAAGGGCACTACAGTGTCTATTTTATATCCTTCCCATCCGGGTATAGGATAGAATTTACGGATAAGCCAATCCAAATTGTGTTTTGCCCCTTTCCATTTTCCTTCCTTAAAAAACTCCTTAGACCGCTTCCGTGCATGGTCTACCTGATTACCTGATTGAGGATAGGGGAATCCAAAGTCTCCACCCTGAGTCCTAAATAGGTGAGCAAACCATGTCTTTTTGTTTACCATAACTCTTCCACCTGAAAGCCATGTCTTGCAAGCCCATTCTGTCCCTTGTTGCCCCCACGAGCCCCATTCTTCCTCTGATCCACCAAGTTCCCAATAGTAATCCCTATGCATAAAGAAGCATGCACCAACAAATGACATGGTTTCTGCAAGTTCTCCTTGTGACTCTGGACGTTTACCAAGCTCTCCCCAGTATTGGAAGTGCAAGTCGCTATCAAATCGCATAAAATCTGATCGTTTATTCCATCGTGGCTTCCAGATAATTTCCCGCTTCATCACTCGTTCCTTCTTGCACTCTTCGCATTTCAGGTTTTCCGGCGTTGGTGACTGATACTTTCTATATCCACAACTGGAACAAACCCAATCAAAAGCATGCAGATTATACATCCGAGGAATAACTGTCCAATTGTATTCACAATCTGCCATAAGTTTTACGTCAAAACCCTCATCTACAACGCAATGTGCGTCAAGCTTCATGATGAACTTCGCTGTGGATAGTCGTGCAGCTTCATTGATTGCAGCACGTTGTCCAATTGATTCTGAGTGATATATCATGGTAACGTCTGGATGATCTGTAATTGCAGGGTTTGGCCAGTTTCCATCACAAATGACAATGACTTCCGTATTTCCCCGCTTATTTGCAATAACACCCTCTACAGTACGAGACAAAAACTCTTCATTACGGGCTGTTATGATAACGGACAAGTCATAGTGTTTCATAGATTCCTCAAGTCCTTAAAATTTGATACGACAGTTGTATTAGGTTTACAAGTTGTATAGTGATGGACGTATTTGAAGTGCTTATATATCCCTTTATATCCATAAAACTTGTCTATCTCAGGCTCTGAGTCATGGAGAATAATGTAGTCTGCACTATCTTTGAGCTTCAGTGCATCTATATGCCGTCTCTTTGCTGGTCTATGATCAATGAGAACAACACCCCAATGGCGCTTAATAATATTGTCCCAATCTTCCGTATAGATAACCTTATGATTCATTTGATAGAATTCAAGGAACTTTCCATGCCATTTTCTATCATTCTCATAGGAAAATATCTCACGACCATTCTGTTTACAAAGCATATCAAGAATAAACGTACTATACCCAATACCAAGCTCTAAGATAGGTAATTCCGGATCAGATAGTTCCACACAACGAATAAGCATCGGGAGATGCGTAGCATAGTGTTCTTCTTTGAATACAAAATTAGGTTTCATCTTGATTCTTTATATAAATATCGTCATCTGTATATAATTTTAGTACATCAGATGCTTTTCCCCAATCGGCAAGTTCAATAATGCGTAAGTCTCCTAGTTTTTTCTTCTTTCCCTGATTGAACTCATATCCATAGGCGTATTCATGAGAAAAAACAATAGATGGTATCCATGAATAGAACTCATAGCATGGACGAATAGTCACACCTAAAATATCCTCATATCTTCCGGGGTCTCCCCAGTATTTGATAATCTTTTCTTCTGGCCATTTCTTTTTTAGCACTTCTAGGCGTGCAAACCGTTCCTCAAGCGATTCAATGAGCATTTTCCTTGGAGCAATAAGTTGATTGACTACCCGTCTCTTTGTCCTGAATGAAAACATTGTCGGTTTTGTCCATGTAAATAATGATACTTTTGCCATGTCGTATAAAAAATAGTCATTATCCAAAAACTCCTGTTTTACATATGGCTCAAAATGGAAGTGTTCATATGAATAGAGGATATCGTCTTCTGCCATGGCAACATACTTCGTTGTTGCTGCTTTTGCACCTATGAGTATCTGGCGATAGATATTCAAATGCGATCTTCCGATATCACCAAGACAGATATTCTCTCCCATATCTTTCATCGGCTTATGCGAGACACTGATAATTGGGATATCACCCGCAGCCTTATGAAGTTGTGTTTTTGTCTGTTGAAGGAAATACGGATTCTTCTCTTCAAGATAGTTGCATGTGTAGTAGATGATTGTTGTATCGTTCATATGTTTACCCACCATGCAGTTGGCATTTTGTCATCATGAGATCTTGAATCACCGGTTGTTAAGTGCAGGTTTATCTTATTTATTTGTACATACGCATTAACTGCCTCAATAACACCAGATCCGTGAAAATGGTAATAGTCATGACAGATAATAAGGCCACCAACCTTTACTTTCTTTGTCCAAAGAAGAATATCAAGCATGGCATTGGCAAATGTATGATTTCCATCTATGATTGCAAAATCGTAGAATCTATTTGTAGCCTCTGAGGAAGCATCTAGGCTTGTCATTTGAAGAATAGTCGCATCATATCCTTGGAGATTCTTTTTTGCAGTAATGGCCATGGATGGATGATCAAGATATGGATCAACACCTAGAAAATGGAGTCCTTGTATCTCTTCACAAAATACTTTTGCGTTCTTTCCTTCGGATACACCTATCTCAACACCGATTTTGAATCCATGTCTATTACAAAATTTTGCAATGTCTCTTCTATTTTTCATATCTACCTCCATGTTGGAACCGGTGCAAACTTTTCTATGAGCCACGTGATAGGAAGATTCTGTTTTCTCCAACCTGTAGCCATCCATCTCTTAGTAAACGATTCAGCTTGTTCCTGCAATCCTTTTTCAAGTGAATAGCCACGTCCAACCTCTTTTGGCTTATGCCAATGCGCATACCATGTATTCTTGTTTACAATGACACGTCCACCGGATAGCCAACATTTGAGTCCTATTTCCTGAAACTCATTATAGAATGTGCCATAACTCTCTTCATCCAGTAGTTCAAGCTCGTTGTAGTAGCGTTTTTCCATCATCCAACACGATCCTTGCGCACTCATTAAGTCATCAATCTTCTTTTCTTTCAGTTTTTCATCCTTATTCTTCTCTTCCCATGGAACACCATGAAAATCACTGGAAAGATACATATAGTCTATTGGATACTTAGGATTATCTATCAATTCCCACTTTTCAGGATCAAGTGCATATCTACGAGGCACTACAATCGTTTTTTCTTTGCAACTTTCTATCAACTTTGTATCAAACCCATGCTCAAACATACAATGGGCATCACATTTGAGGATATATGCGCCTTTTGCAATAGAAACACCGGAGTTGATGGCGTTCCGCATACCACGAGCATCAGAGAAATGAATATAGGTGACACGCTTATCATTTATATATTCCTTTATGTCACACCAATATCCATCAAGGATAACGATAACTTGGATATCACCAACTGCTTTTTGTAAGACATCAAGAATAGTCTTTTGAAGGTACTTCTCATTACGTGAAGGAATGATAACGGAAAGCATATGATAATTTTATCATACTCATTACACTTCCTTCAATCAGCAATAGCTTAGAATGGGAAACTTGGTGATGGTGAATCCGAAGCACTTGCCGAGACCGAAGGACTCGTTGATGCTGACGGAGACAATGATACTGAGACGCTTGGGCTGAGTGATGCACTTTTTGATGCAGACACTGATGCTGACAAGCTTGCTGAGTAACTTGGTGACAATGAGACTGATGTACTTGCCGAGACTGATGGCGATGCACTCACAGAAACACTTGGACTCAAGCTTACAGAGACTGATGGTGTTGGCGAAATGCTGTGTGATGGTGAGCTTGATGCACTTGGGCTCAAGCTTGGTGATGCACTCGTTGATACTGACACAGATACTGATGCTGAGACACTTCCTGATAATGACGGGCTCAAGCTTACCGATACTGATGGGCTCTGCGATGCACTCGGGCTCAAGCTTACCGATACTGATGGGCTCTGCGATGCACTCGGGCTCAAGCTTACCGATACTGATGGGCTTGTTGAAGCCGATGGGCTGAGTGATGCACTCAATGATGCTGACAAGCTTGCTGAACGAGATGCACTTACAGATGGGCTGAGTGATGCAGATACTGATGGGCTTAGAGATGGGGAAGATGAAACAACCTCTCCACCTAATAATGACCATACCGCAGCGTCTTCATCGCCTGTATTGATATAGATATTCATTCCTGTCTTATCAAGATCTCTGAAGATTGCTCCCTGTTTGAACCCCTCGTATCCCGTAGGAAGCGTATTTCCTTCTGCTTCCAGTATTGTTGATCCATCTGTATCATATCGTTGGACAACATTTGTTCTGTACGGAGTAAGAGATGTCAAAAATGCTGCTTCTTTTGTTGACCTCACTGCACTTGAGATTGCTTCAACACGATCTAATTCATCTTGTGTTGATTTTGGTAATTGTGATTTCAGTTCAAAAGTAGCCATAATTTTATTTTTTTATCTATGGGGAAGTTTTTTAGGCTTCCCCATAGACCTTTTATACGTTTACTTCAACTTTAGAGTGTAAATGTTGCGTACAACTCTGCTGCAAAGTGTCGGCGTGCATCCGTCACTTTTGCTCCGTAGACAAACAGATCTTTATATGCAGATCCGAAGTCACCGGTCAAATCTTCTTCCATTCCTGCTTCCAAGAGTTTTTCTGCAAATGTCATCCAATTTTTGTGACCTGCAAGAATTCTCCATCCATCCGTATTATCTCCTGTCAATCTATTGGTCTTGAAAATCTTGAATCCAAGCAACATTCCGATAAAGCCTTTTTGCACTAAATCTGTGTAGGCTTCAGGAACGTGGAGTGCAACTCCGGATGCCCGAACTACTAAATCTTCAAATTCTGGCGGAACGACTAACCAACGATCGGATTCAGGAACTGCTGACAAACCATATCGTTCTGCGCTATCCAATTTCAATTTCAAAGCAGCGATATATTGCAAAAGCGTGCTTGTGGTAATTGCGACTGGCGTTGCAGCTTCAATGGTATATGTTGATCCACCTGCAATTGCTCCACCAGTGTATGCAGACGTGTTGTCATCAGAATCATCTTCAATGACAATCTCTGTTGCACTTGTGTATGTCTTTACCCGATACCATTTTGTGTGTCCATCTGCTTTAAATCCACGACCAACCATAGCTGCAGTGAATGTCGTACCTGAACCAACAACAGCACCTGTCGTTGCGGTAACGGTCACTGTACCGGTTGTATAATCTGTTCCGACTCTATTTCCTGATGCAACATCACCATAGAATCCAAGGATATATTCATCCATGTTCTTTGCGCGCTCATCTGCTTTCTGAGCAACGATAGTTGCATGTGGATTTTTAATGTAGGAAAGCCATCGTGCATATGTCTTTTCTTTCCAATAGAAGGATTTTAATTGATCTATTGTAAGAACGGCATTGTTTTCATACAGTGAGTCGGCTGACATCGCTGCATTTGCATATGTCTTTTCTGAAATACGTGCAAAATTCAAAATGTTTAGTTTTGAACCAACACCATTGATTTCGCCTTCATAATCTCGGTTTACGATATAATCGGCGAGGTTTTTTTCATATACCTCTTTTAAAAGGCGTTGCGAAAAACCTTCTGCAACTTTTGTTGAATACGCTGAAGCCATAATATGACCCCTTTCTATACTGACAATACATTGTTTCTACTGGATCTTTTACCGTTCCCTAGAAAGGAGTTTGGAAGATACTATATACAACGATATAGAAACAAACTATTGCATGTCAAGAGGAGAGCCTCTATTACAATTCAATTTCTTCAATTTTCCCTGCTAACAAGTATTCCTTGTATTTTGGATAATCAGATTCACGGAGCAATTTTGCTTGCTCTTGTGTTATCTTATCTGATTTTGGCTTCTCTTTTAGCTTCTCGCCACCTCCACCTACATCAAACATCTTTTCTCCTTTGTGAGATGGAGTTGCTTTTGTTGCATCAAAGAGAAACGCCTTTGTAAGATCCTCAAATGGAATACCACGGCGTGTTTCTTTCAATGCAAATATCTTAAACTCATCTTCTTTTCCTTCAAGTTCAGGAATATCGGCAAGCGTTTTAGGATCAGTGATATAGTCATCCACTTTTTTGCTCCATTCCTTCATTTCTTTCCCTTCCTGTGATCCTTTGAAGATAAGGTCAAATTTCTTCTCCATTTTGTAATTTGCCTTTGCAAGCCGTTGTTCTGTAGGAGTCATGTCATCATAGTCCGCATGCTTTGCTTTCATTTCCTCATCTGTTGGATCAGCAATCTCATTTGCTTGTTCTATGGCACTGGTGATTTTCTTATTTGCGGAGTCTAAGATGATTGCCTCTTTTGAGGATGCAATGAACTTTTTTCTATACTTATCATCTTCCTCTTTGTCTGCGGGTTTTTTATCTTCCTCTTTGTGCTCTTCTTCCTTATGTTCTTCCTCTTGTTTTTCCTGTTCGTCTTCTTTTTTTGGCTCTTCCTCTTTGTGCTCTTCTTCCTTCTCTTTCAATGCCTCTGCTTCCTCAAGTGCTTTTAATGCATTTGCTTCTAATTCTTCCTTTTCAGGTTTTACATGATTTTTTGTCATAGCCGTCCTTTCAAATAAGGGTTTGGTTAATATAATTATTGCAAATATGATTTATCATTGATAATCAACTGTTCAAGTTCCGGACGTTTTAATCCGGGAGGAGCTGAAATACCAAGACTTTTACACATTTGTTTTAATTCTATATATGTATACTTTGCCAATGGATTTACTACTTCTTTTGTTGTAGTTATAAACCACGCATCTTTATATTTATCCTGTTGTTCTTCTGTAAGATAGCTCCAACGAGCATGAAGAAAGCGCTTATCAGGATCAGTTAATTCATGAAGTTCTTTATGAAGGATTGCATCTAACACTTTTTGTGCTTCTGGATTCATATATACACATTCTATCCACAAAAACTAGCGCATGTCAACGCTTTTTACCTTTTGAAGATTTGCGAGGTTTATCACCTCCTGCAATAGCACCAAAAAACTTCATCTGTCTCTCTGTTAATTTGTGACCATGAACAGTTCCATCTTGTAGTATCTTTAATGCTTTTTGAGACGTTAGTTTTTTTGCTTTTGCCATATAATTATTTTGATAGATTTGATATAGACCGTTCCAATGCTCTTTTTGCACGTTCTGGTGAGATAAGGAATGATTCAAGAAGCATATAATTCCGCAATCGTGCTTTCAAAAACAAGTCCTGCTTTGATCCATTATCCGTATTTGTTAATTCAACTTCTACGCTATCACGCATTGCTGCAATATATTCTTTTATCTTTTCAACAGTCAATTGTTTTTCTTGAAGATCAGCAAGCATCTTATGTGCAGTATCTCGTTCTGCAAGCGTAAGATCACTATATTTTAGATTATATTTTTCAAGAAGATCATCTAATTTGCTCATATGTATATTATACTACACATCACCAAGTTATTCTAACCATCCACGAAGAGAACAATCACAAAATGATCCCGCACCGTTGCTTACTGCACTCATTTTCAAATCAGCAGTTGCAGGTATCTTTACTGGTATTTCAAAACATCTATGAAACGATGCATCTTGTGTAATAATTTCAAAGAATGGCTGAAAGAATGCTATCTTTGTTGTTGGGTCTGTATCATCAACCTGTGCTCTCCCAGTCCATCGTACCACTTTTCCAGCGGTTGTATATCCAGAAGATACAGCAACAGAAGTAATATAGAGTGTTTTTCCAAGTGGAACAGTGTATGTTAGTCCTCTGCCTCTGGTATATCCTGCTGATATTTGACGAACAGTATTTGTTCCTACCACAGTCCTACAAATAATATCACCCGCCGCAACACCACCTGTTCCTACTTGGACAGCTCGTATAGAATTTACTCGTAGTATTGTTGTATCTGTAAGCGGGACTGGCGTACCACCAGCCATATCAAGTGTTTGTGTTTGTTGAGAGTAGTCACTATCAAGGTAGGTTATCTTTACTTTCTGTACGCCTGTACCTGTTAATGTATCATTTGCTGCTCCCGCTCCAGTGGATAACACTTCCAGTGCTGTCGCTGTTGGAATCCAGTAATATGTACCACCCTGCGTGATAATATCCTCTTCTGTTGCTCCAACATCACCATTATAGCCAAGCTTTGTAAATGGAGTATGACCAGTAACATTTCCTTCAGCTATATCAAAGAGATATGGCATAGAAGAATACCGAGGTTTTCCATCAATAGTTTTATAGCTATATAACAATCCGTCAATTATATTTCTAAACTTACCGTCATTAGCTGAAAGTGCAGATGAGACCAAATCTACCTGCATATGGCCATCATCATCAACCAATGCTGCCTGTGTTGCACCACTAGCAATTTTAAACGGAAAGTTGAACCGATAGAAGATACCATTCCTCCAATGGCTTTATAGAACTTCTCACCATCCGTAAGACGAACAGAGACTGCATCACTTGGTGAAGTTGGCAAATGGAAGTTTACTATCTTATTCTTTATCTCAGTTATCGCATCAACAATTGGCTTTAATGGTTCAATCTTAGGAAACCATAACGGCTTCTTGATTTGCATCTCATCAGGCATATGTACATCAACCTTTGGTATTTCTATAGGTGGAACGACTGTTGGAGGTACTTTTATCTCTGGAACAGTCACTGTAACAACTGGCGCAGGCACGTTTACTTCAGGATAGGGGATATCAAGCTTAATCTTTTCAATAGCTTTGATAATAGATTGAGATGTCTCGCTTGAAGAGTCTTTTTCTGATTGAGTAAGTGAGATAAGTGTATCAAGTTTTTCAACAAGGTCTTTTGATACTTTATCTTGTTTCTTTCGTTTTCCAGAGTTTATCTTCTCTGCGATATCATCAATTAGTTCCAGAACTTCCTCATCAGGCGATTCATCGCCCTTAGAAAGTTCTTCAATAAGCGAATCCAATTCTTGTATGATTGTTTTTTGTTCATTTTCATTCATTTTATTCTTGTAACTTAGACCGTATTGATTTTAGTTTTTTGACTGTTTCTTTTCTTTTTCCTTCCATCTTTTTCTTCACCGGTACTGGAAGTGGAGGAGCAGACGGAACAATTGGCTGTGTTACTGGCTGAGTAGGCAGTATTGTATCATTAGCGGGAGGATTCATTTGTTGCTGTTGCAACATCATAATCTGTTCCTGTTTCTTTTTCTCGTATTCTATAGCGTTATTGATCTCTTCAGGCGTATAGTCTGCATATTCAAGTACCTTCCGTTTATTTACCTGATCTACGATAGGATTATCAGGCATCATACTCTTTGCAACGTTCATCTTTTCCAATCGTTTCATATCCTGTGCATTCTTCTCATCCTGACTCCATACTTTCACAAGATATCCTGACTTCGCCATCCAATCCTTTGGAGAAATAGAACGATTGTATATTTTATCTGTATTCTTCCCTTTTTTATGAATCTGTACTGCATCAATCTTGTCACCTGCCGCTTCAATAAGCTTGTCAAACATGACACCTCGGTCTTTCCATGCTTGAGTATAGAACTTAGAAAGCCCCTTGATCCGTTCCTTAGCTTCACCAAGCGCAAGTTCTACTTCTCCAAGGGTAATTTTTCTCTCTGTCTGTACACCTTGAGCCGTTGCGGTAGCACCAGTTGCCTTTTCTGCCATTTGAATAATGAATGCCATTTCGTCAAGAGACTCTGAAAGTTCAGGTATCTCTACATGTTGATATACCTCTGATGGCTTCCCACGAAGCGGATACCATCCTCCGGGAATTGGCTGTTGGTTAGATGGAGGAGTAAACCCTTCAATTGTTGAATCATAGAAGTTCATGCCATAGTTCCGTAATGTTCTGTTTTCAACAAGCTGAGAAAACCAGACATCAAGCACTTTGTTTGGCGTTCTTATTGGATCAACAACTGAATCACTCCAAAAGTCCTTTTTGTCTATATCTGCAGCCCATGTGTTGTATGGATAATGGTATCTAAACCAATGGTCTTTTGTCGTTCCTACAATAGATTCAAGCTTTGCTTTTTTCAGAACCTTCATATCTTCACACTCTTCATAGAAGTATATCTGTTCTTCATCATCCCCATCTTCTTTTCTCCAGACAAAATGCTGTGAGCATTCAACAATAACTTCACCTAAGATAGGGGAGTACACATCTTCAACACCAAGGTCTGACATAATCTGATTCTTCTCAGTAAGCATCTTTTCATTTGTCTTTGACTTAATGAGTCCTGCTTCTGTTCCCGCCCATTGTCGTATCTCAGCTACCGCCTTTTGATCAAGTGTTTCGTCTCGCTCCATTTCAGACAATGACTTAAAGATATGGACATGGATAAGGAAACGTGAAGTATTTATGTCATGTGGGTTCGTGTAACGGGATACAAGGATATCCTGTGGGTCTACAATGGTATCTTTCACCTTTCCATCAGCAACCTGCATCTGATCAAATGTACGGCCAAAGAGAATTGCCTGCTTTTTATCTATAATATCCTGCAATTCCATCCTGTTGTCTTCAAGGAAGTATTGCCAATATTCGTTTTTAAATATCTCCGCCTGTTTATCATTATCAAGATTCTGGAATTCAATAACCGGCATGTCGTCAATATCCTTCATGATGGTATTCATTGTCTGCTTCATGAGAGGAATATGAACAGATTGACGCTGTGTTAATCTGTTAATCTGCACTTTATCACGCCACAATTCGTAGTTCTCACGAAAATCTATATCCCTACGTTCACGATAGTTATATCCTGAAGTTTTATTGTCACGGAGCATTTTTAATTCCGGATTATCTATTTGAATACCAATATTGTCTGCCATACTTTATAGAATAGAATATGAAACTCTTGGAAGGCAAGTCTTTATCCGGGAAGTCCAGGAAAGTACGGTGCAACACCACCGGATACTGTTGGCATTGACTGTTGTATGTTCTCCCTAAACCCTAATCCAAACATTCTAAACGCATCAGCGCCATGAGACGCCCAATCATGCTTCGGCTTATTCCTAAATACCTTATTCTTCTCATCCCAATCCTTTTTGTAGTTCTTTAGCGCATTGATACCACGTTCACATTTCTCACTATCAAACCAACACCGGCTAAATATCGTGCGACACATATTTATTCCATCCTCAATATCAAGCGCTGGATTTGTCACAAACGTAATACCAAGAGATCGTGCTACTTCAAATCTACTCTTTCCTGTACCAAGTTCACGGACTGCAATATCATGTGGCGCATAGTGCTTTCCATAGAGATACTTCTTCTCCTGAAGCTTCATAGCGTAGTGTTGTAGTCCCTCTCCTGAGTTCTCGTAGTAGTCAATAAAGTGTATCTCACCTGCAACAAGCTGATAAAACCAGATAGTCATAGAGTCATCTATACCCAAGTCCCATGCAGTATATACCGGCAATCCTTCAACATACGGAACTTTGGTGATCCGATGCTCCGCTTCTGCACGTCTTATATTGTCTCCATAGTATGATCCTATAACCGGACTATTAAACGAACACATATACTCTTGATCAAAATAAGAAATAGCCTCAGCCTCGCTTCGTCCATTTGCAGCCCACCGCTTTATGATATCTATCTTCATCTCCTCAAGCTGTTTTGGTGTCCATACGCCAGTTTGTGAGGCATCTAGCGTCTGCACATACCATTTTGAATGATTCTTTGCATATTCAAACAATGCCCGTGCATGATTGTTTCCCTTTGGTGTCGTATTAAATATCGCTATCCCGTCATTCTCACGCAAGATTGGCTCAACAACATCCCATGCATATGGGTCTTGTTCCGCCCACTCAGAGAAGATAAATAGCTTTGGATTTCCTCCTCTCAAGCTATCCGGATGGTCTGATCCGCCAATTTGGAATATTGATCCATTGAATATATCCACCTTCATTGTTGTCTCATTTGGCTTCCCGTTACGGATAAACTCAGGAATATGATTCAGATATCTAAATCCTTGTCCGTCTATGCCATCCCATAGGTTCTCACGCCCCATGACAAGAGTTGGATAGACATATTTCACAAGACATGGATCCTTGATCAATCTGCGAGGTGCAATGTCTGCGATATTGGTCTTATCTTTTCCTGAACGCCGGTGCCAAATCTGCATGAAGTATCGTACCTGACTTTCACCACTGATAGCTTTTTCTACCTCACGGAGAAATGGAATCTGATACTCCCGTACAATAAAATTATATGGAATTATATGTTCATCCATTTTTTATGTCTTTATAACTGATCACTTTCAATTCTATTGGTTTTCCATTTGACGTAAGATCTTGTTTATCAACGATACGTTGTTTTAGCTTGTTGTATTCACGTACAGCACCAAGTTTTAGGTTTCCATCTGCATGTTGCGTGATCATGTATAACAATTGTTTATCTACAAATTCGTCATTCAATCCTCCAGAAGTCAATAATTCGTTTATCCGGTTACAAACCTTAACATTTGATAACAAGCGACTGGCAGACGCTTGAGCAGACTTATACCAATTTGGTTTGCTCTTATCCACTTCATCTCCATACGCTTCCATATATGATTCCACGCCATTTCCAAAAAACTCTTTATCTGCCATAACATATAATTGACAAAAAGCTTCTTGTTTTAAAGTAAGCTTTTCTTTCTGCTCTATCGGTTTTACTTTTACCTTCAATGTTTTTCGTTTTCTCATATTAAACCCTTCCAAGTTGTACATAAAATGTTTTGTTACTGATAGTATATGCTCTCCGAATATATCCCTTCTTTATCAGGGCATTCAGCGCCCAAACAGTCGTAAAGTCTTTCACGCCGTTATTTTTCATGTTTATAATGATTTCTTTTTGAGGAACTGGTGTTTTTTGTTCTTTTACCCAATAGTCTATAAATATCATTATATCTGTCTGTAGCCTGTTTAGCTGAATGAAGTCTTTATAGACTGTCTTGATCATAGCAAATATGGGTTATTATATTATACCATGTTTGACTATATCATTTTTCAATGAGCAATCCATCAAAAAAGAAATATAAGGACGTTCTAGGTCAATATAGAGGCTTATTTTTGAAGCTAACTACCTATTTCTCGCTTTGTTACCTTCCGAAGAATGATATTGTGCCTATATGCAAGCATTTTTTCTTTTAACTTAAATATCTCTGTTTCTACACCTTTGACATCTTCTACAATCTTTTTCTTCAATTTTACATCATAATATTCAAAATCGCCGACATAATAAATTGGGAGATAATTCCGTCCGTTTTTAGTAAATCCTTCTTGAAGAAGAAACTTAGGTTGCAGTGATAGATCTCGTATCTCACCGGATTTCAAGAGCAATTTCAATTCCATGTATCTTCGCATTTCTAACTTAGAAGCAAATGTTATTCCGTCTCTTGTTCTATCCTCAATAGGAGCAACTATATACCTTCCATACCAATTTGATGGCTTAAACTTTAATGTCATATATTATTCTTCATCCTCCGTTGGTATTACTTTTCTAACTCAAAGATATTTTCACCAATTGGTTTATAAAAGCCTATTTTCATATATTTACAAAAATTTTTACTACCCAAAACAACACTCGCACCTGTCATTGCTCCTCTACGACCATCACCTTCATTTCCTTTTTCCAATTTTATTACGTCTTTTTCCGTGTTATAATAGACGTTTATATACAACGGAGACCCTAATTTTTCATAGGCTACCTTTCCTATATTTAGATTATTCGCATTAACTGAAATGCAATCTATAAGTTTTCTTCTAGTTCTATATTTTGTGAAATTAAAATCCATACTTTATTCCTCCTCATCAGTTTTTACTTTATTATACACTAGAAAGATACATAGAGGACGCCAATCCTCATCATTTGGTATACCAAGCTGGCCTACGGAAGCCTTTTTTAACCAAACCGCAGTAGAGGCGTGACTTCTATGTATCTTTTTAATGTACTAACAAGACAAGGTAGATGGGTGCGTTCGGGAGTATCGTAAGACAGAATTCTGGCAAATACTGTATCTTCTCATCGGCGTTCCTACTAAAAGTAGTGAAACCTAATCCCCACACCCATCTACTTCATCTTGTTAAAATTCTTTCACTACTATACAGGGAGCTACGGGGTAGAGATTTCTCTTATAGAGGCGGACAACGAAAGTTGTTGTTTCTCTATTAAAGCGTGGTCACTCTACAGCAAAATCGCTTATGCAAGCCTAGCGTCACCTACGTTTTACACGTGCTTCGTAGGGTATTCCTTCTACAATGCCTTTTCTGTCACCCGTAGCTCTCTATATAGTATGTGTTAAGGTACTAAACTATAATTCTGTATAAGAAAAACCTGCTTTTTTGAAATCTTCTGCTTCATTATCGGTTAAAAATAAAATCTCTATTCCTATATCATCATCTTTGCCTTTTTCGCTACGGTCTATTCTCGGACACAATGTCCACACTTTATCGGTATTATTGAATCTACAATCTTTTTGGTAAACCAATATATATTTTGCTGGTGTGAATCGTAAAATTACTTGTGTATCGTCATTATTTATACTTACGTTCATACTATCCTTTCCTCTCATCTCTGAGAATTAAACTAAATTATATTTCCATAATTTGCTTTATTTATTATTCTTTCAATTTCTAATTCTTCTTGTTTATTGTTTTCTGTAATTATTTGTACTTTTGTATGAGTTTTTGGTCTACATTTATAACAACCACCAGTAGAATTGCAATCACAATGGATATTAAAAGACTCTATTGGATTTCCTGCACTATCTGTTTTCATATTCCCTCTCTTTCTCTATCTTGGTTAATACTCAAATTTTCTATTCTGATTTCGTCTACCACATCGGAAACATACTTTTGTGTGTGCGTACTTATTGCTCTGTATCCATTCATGAAATCCTAAAAAACATAACAGCTTTTCAATTCCATACAACTGATATGGCTCTTGTTTTGCTTGAACCCATTTCCCATTTATTTGTACATGAACATTATCCATATTATTTTCCTTTCTTATATGTTGTATGAACATGAATAACACCTATGTCCTTGAACATTTCATCTGCAACTAACCATAAAACATTATGTATTGCCGTAGCCGTATTGTGTTCTTTTTGGTCTTGTTCAAACCGTTTCACTAACGCTTTTGTAATTTTCATACTATTCACCTCCTATCTTGGTTAATACTTCTTTCCTCAAATTATTTCTTCCGATTGAATATACTGATACATCTCCTGTATCCATAACGCTTTCCATCTCTCCCAATGCTTCCTTAAACAGAGAAAGTATATATTTTGCATCTTCTTCGGCAGATAAGTATTCATTATCTATGCAATCACTATCTGAACTGTAAAAAATCTCATTTAGTTTAGCTTTTATTTTATCCTCTATAGTGTCGCTCATAAACCCTCCTCTTTTAATTTTTCAACTAAAGCAAATTGTAACCAAAGACTTCCTGCAACTCCAAATTGCCAACGGCCAAGAATACCTGCAAGTATTAACAAAATCACAGCTCCAAAAAACCAAAAGTATTTCATATGGTCTCCTTAAAAGTATTGTCTATTACATTACATATCCCGTCTAACACACAGTTTGTATCGCATCCTATTTTCTGAGCCACTTCTGCTTCTTCTTTTGATTGCATATTCGCTTTAACTATTCTTTTGCATTCTTCTACCACCTTCTCCTTCTGCTCTTGGAGCGTTTTACGAATAAAGGCTTTGATTATTTTTTCTTGTTCTTCCAATAATCCTAATGGCTCTGAATAAGTAGTCCCTGCATCTTCACTCCAATACTCAATGTCTAATTCATCAAACTCTTTTTCCCATTCTTGATATTTTTTATTCATATAGATTCCTTTAGGTATTTAATGATATTTAATACTAATTCGTGCATTCTATTCCAACCAACGCCATTAACCATTTCTCCTTCAAGATCTTTTACCTTAAATAGTATTTTTTGACGTTCATTAACGATAAATTCTTTTATTCCTCTTGGGTCGCAAAAGTTACGGTTAGTCCACACTTCTCTACCCTTTTTATCTATCATAGTGAATTGTTCATCAAACGCTTTCTCCCATTCTTCCGCTTCTTGGGGTGGGGTAACTGGTGGGAGTTCTCCGTTATGTTCTTTTCTGTATTTTTCAACACCATTCCAAGCATCCATCATGTGAGGATTAGCTTTAATCAATTCCTCTAAAGCATTTTTCTTTTCTGCTTGGTCAGTTATTACTGGTATTTTCTTTTCTTTTGGTTTCAATCCTTTTAATTTTTTTGTATCAAACATAGTAACTTTCATCATAGTTATCCTTTCTTATGCTCTCTATAATACGACTGTATTAAACAAACGATATTGTCGTGAATAAAACCTCTCTTTGCCATGACTCCACCCAGATTCTTTTTCGTTACCTTTTTTCCACAGATAAAACAGACTTTTGGAAAGGAATCTTTGAACGTATCAAGAATGAAACTTGCTGCACTTTTATCAAATTGTATTTTCATAATTCTATCTCCTTTATAGGACTAACCAATAATTTCCCACAATTCTTCATCAGTTTTTGGTAACAACATCCAACCTGCCGCCATTGAATCACTATATATTTGCCAAACTTTTTCTGCCTGTTTTAACGTAAGAACGATACTGTGTTCATATGCCACTGCTGCAATTCTAATGGAATCATCTTTATATTCAGGTCTGTCTAATTCTTCTTGTAGTGCTTGTGTTATATAACTCATATATCTCCTTTATAGGACTAAACAAACTGTATTCTAACTGTCTTTTTTACTGCCTGTGCAATTCTGTTTATTGTCCGAATTGATGGTTTATAATTTGTGCTTTCCAGTCGTGCTATTGCTTCTTGTTTCATTCCACATTTATCCGCTAGTTGTTGTTGCGTTAAACCAAGTTTTACCCGCAATTCTATCAACGCTTCACCCATCTCTAAAGGTAAATCAAATGAATAGTATGCTTTCGCAAACTTCGGGTCTTTCAATAATTGTTTTCTTACTTTTTCTATTTTCATAATATCTCCTCTACAGGATAAGTAACGCTAAACTATTAACAGTTCTGGTGTTTGCCAAATATTACCGATGACTTCAATTAAACCATCTGACCTTATTCGTTCACCATTACTATATTTATCTGATATTTTGAATATCTCTCCATCCCACCAATAGTCATTAACTCCAAGATGTATGTGGTCAACAAGCATCTCTGGTTTAATTAACTTGACCATATTCATTGTTGTTTCAAATAATCCTATATTTACTTGATAAATAGCTTCAACTTCATATTTCCATTTTTCTTCTTTAGCATCAGGATAACCAACGAAACAAATCTTTACTAAATCTTTGTCGTATATCTCTTTCCCGTTTTTATCTTTGAGTCCTGTGAATTGCATTAAGACATACCCCCCAAATTTATCAATCTCAATATTGGGCGTATCATAAACTCTATCAGCTCTATTAATAGCAACTCCATCTAATACACCAACATTTTCAATTATCATCTTTTCTTTTTCATCCCACGCTCTAAATTTTATTTCTCTCATATATATTCCTTTCTATTTATCAAGTAACGCTAGTATGCTATCTGTTGCTTTTTGAGCTAACACATCTGTTTGTTTTGCGCTACCAGCCCAATGAACACATCCATAAATTATATGTAATATCTTTTCCCGTAGTTCTTCCTTTGTATTGGTAGGAAGAGGTTTGCCACACAGATAACATACCATTTGTTGTTTTGTTGTAGTCTTTCTACAATCATACGTACACTCTTGCTTGAGTTTCATTTGTATATTTGGTAAATGACAATCTAAACATTCACCTTTATCATTTATTCCTTTTGGATTGATACATCTACAATACTCTTGCTTGGGTTCTATGGGTTTTCCACATTTCCAACATTGTTTTTTGTGCGTTTGTATATATAAATCCCCTTCTAACGTAGGTACTTTACAATTACAATATTCTTGGTTTGGATTTACCTCAACATTTATAAGTTCTGCCTTTTCTATTCCTTTACCTACTATACGAATAGTATTCATAGTATGTTTCTCATGTTCCTCTAGGTGAGTAGTAAGAGCATCTTCTAGTTTAGATAAACGTTGTTCTACTGTAGGATTAAGACAATTATTTTCTACAAAGTCTTGCATTTTCTTTACTGTTTTTAGTGTTTGTTTGAATGTTCTTTTTTTCATACTATAGCTCCTTTACTTTTGGTAATGGTTGTCCTAATCCAATAGAACTAATTTGTTTTTTATATAATTTTGCATCCTCTTGTTTTTTGACACATTCATTTTTCAACTTCTGTAAAAATGTATATGCGTTATATACATCTAAAAAGTCATTACTATCAAAATTAAGACTTACTTTCATATATTCTCCTTATAGCTCCTTTATATAGTTTTCAAAACATCTTTTACACATAGCCATAATGCAGTAGCAAGGTCACCAGAACTATATAATCCATTGATTGTCCATCCAAAATTTGGTGATTCCCGTTCTTCAGATTCAATGGTTACTGTTGTAAACTTATACAAAAACTCTACCATCTGGCCAATAACAGGCGCTGTATAATGTATAGGGTCTATACCAATTTCCTTATAAAATCGTTCTTGTTTTTCTATTGATACCTCATTAAACTGGTCTTCTGTTATATATTGATTCATACTAATCTCCTCAATGCTCCGGACTCATAAGAATCCGGAGAAATCAAGAAATTAGAACGGCATATCTGTCGTTTCTTCTTTCTTCTCAAAATAGTTTTTAAATTGCTCAAAGGCAAGTGACATCTCTTCGTTATCCTCTGCTGTCAATTTCTCACCTAGCGCAAATTCCACTGCGTAAAACTTTCCTTTATCATTCTCAGTTTTTACAGTTGTTGCCGTAATCATATATGACCACGCTTCTGTAATCTTCTTTGCTTTCATCTCTGCTACCAATCTTCCAAAATTCCCAAATGATGAAATAGATACTGTAAGCATAAAGATACGTTTTGTATCCATGGTGATACCTAAAATCTTTCGTTGTGCTGTTGGAATAATCTTTCCATCACGCTCAAAATTTACGGTAATCACTTTACTCTTGAGCAAACAAAATGTAAGCGCTTCTACAGATTCCCGTGTATCATTAAAGAAAAAATGACCTTCCGGACAATCTTCGCCATTCTTCATCTTTATATCTTTACTTTGTCCCTGTACAACACGAACAAATGGAATAGGAAGAATAGACGGATCTTCTTCTTCAAGTCCACGGATACCTAATCCTGTCGTCTGTTGACGCAGTGCAACTGTCTGTGGTTCTCCTTTTCTTGTTGCTATACCTGTCTCTTCTTCTATTTTCCTTGCTGTATCACGTGCAAGTTCTTCACCTGTTTTTGCCATACTATTCTCCTTTAACTAACAATTTTTATACAAATCCAATCAGTTCCTATAAGGTCGCCATCGGATATAATCCATTGATAAAACTTTCCATCTGGTTTATGAAGCTGTAGCTGTCCATCTTTTACTACCCCATAAAATGCTTCATCTTGCCACTCTTTCCGAGTGACACTTTTTCCAACGATAAGCTGTTCTATTGCTTGTGGAAATGTCATTTCCTGTTCAATTACAGGACTCGTTTGCATATGATTCACCCCTTTCTTATGTACAATTTTATACGGATGTATTTCTAAATATGTTTGTATGTTTTTCTCCTTATCGCATAATGATTGATAAAAAGAATCTGACATACTCTCTATTCAGCAGTTTTCTCCCCGGCAAACCCAACACCGGGGAGAAGTTAGTCTGCTGTTATCTCAACCTCACAAAGGTCGCTGCACTGAAGGGATCGTTTCACTGCAACGGACAGGTCTGCAATCCGGTGGTATACCGCAAATCCACCAGTATCAGTAACCCTTGCTGTTGTTATTGTGTGCGTTTTTACATTTTTAATGGTAACTGTCTTATTCAGCAATTTATGTTCCCGTACAACAGATGGTGGCATAGCTATTGTTAGTTTTTCATCATCCAATGCCTCTCCATTTGCCATGATAAGATTTTCAGAGCATCCTATACACCCAGAACGGGAATAATACGATGCAACACCAGTCCAACATAAAACAACAGGCGTAGGGGACGGTACAATGTCTTCTTCTGCAATAGGAGAAATAACAGATGCAGGAACACTCTGTTTTGATGCAACAAGAAGAAGATATGCACAACAAAGAACAAAAAGAAATGAGACAAAGAGAATAAGCTTGTTATCTAAAGAAAGACCACTCTCTTTACTATCAAGAATCTCTATTGGTATTTTTTCTATTCTGACTCTTTTCATAGTCTTACTATACCAAGCAACCACTTGCTTTGTCAATACGCAAAATGTCTTATTCTGACAAGATATTTTCAACTACCCGTTGTACAAGACTTTTTTTTGCGTCCGCTTTTTTCTTCCGAGCCTCAACACCCTTTGCTGACAATTTTTTAAAGTAGTCAACTCCATACATGGTAAGATTTGCCTGTCCACCACGCTTCCCAAGCTCAGAGAAATATGCTTTCCCATATTTTCTTTTGGTTGCACGTCCGCCTTTTGCTGATACTTCCCGATGATCCATATTACTTATCTCCTTTTGATTCTTCTGCCTTATATGCAGTGATTTTACGTTTTAGCTTCAACAATAACTCTTCATTATATTTCTTTGCTTTTTTTGACCGTTCTATTGCAGCAAGTCCTTCAATCTTTTCTTTTGATCCATGTGCATACCCATCAACTCGTCCAACAAGCTGATCAAACTCAATTTCATTGACAATCATCTTCTGTTGCACGTCATTGTGCACTTCCTCAGTTAACTCAGATTTTTTCTTTAACATAACGAATCCTCCTAAAATTTTTTATAAATACTCCCCATTACTGCTCACCAACGCTTCAGTCAAGATGAGCAGTCATAGGCATTATTTCAATCGTTTTAACGCTGTCACCTGTGCTACGATCAATATCGTTATATAGATAAGTGTCCAAATGTCTGTTGCCGGATCTGTAATCAAATATACTGTTCCTAAGACTGTCCAAATAAGCGCAATCCAGTTAAATATTCGTGCTTCCTTCATGTTCCTTCACCTCCCACCTAACACATATACAAATATCCATGGCATTACCCAAAGCATGAAATATGCATATGCTATTGCTGTAAGAAAAAGAATTGATAGTGTTTGTATGTGACTATGGTTCATATCAAAAAAATAAGATTTTAACTGCAACTAAAATAAATACAATTGAAAAGGCTACCTCTATTGGGTCTATTTTTATATCTATATTATTTTCAGTTTTCATGTATCATCCTTATGTAAGACTAAACTAATCTTTATATGATGTGCTTATAAAACGTATACGTTCAAACTCTCTTATTGGTTTTCCACCAATTGAATACTTACTTTTTTTCTTTATCCAACCACTATCTGATAAAACTTTTATTTTCTTTTTTATATCTCCTCCGTCATTTTAAAATACCCTAATGTAAAAAATCCGCTTCCCCATATGTTTGGCTGTTTCCGAAATATCTCCGCCTTATTCCAATCCTGAACCTTTTTCTCTAACAATGTATAATGCCATTCATTATTTTCATCTTTTCGTCCCGTCATATACTTTATCGTAAACGGATGCCCCTTATATCCTTTATCAGGAACTGCTGCATAAAAGCCAGTAAGCCCAATCCGTTCTCCGGGAATAAGCTTCTTTAATACATATACTATTTTATCAGTCTTTTTTAGTCTCATACTTAGTCTATAACAACTTTTGTCATATCTTTACTTAAATACTCCCGTTGGCGTGTTACTCCATACAATCCCTTTTTTAAACTAATCGGTTTATGTTCATCATGGACAATCGTTCCCTTTTTCGTTACCCGTAAAAACATGGCATCACCTTTGGTCAAGACATCTCCACCAACTAATCTATGTGCGTGTCCTGAACTCTCACCATAAAGAATCACGTTATTCAATACTTTCTTTACCCCTTGCGGGATTTTTTCTATTGTTGTTATAAAAACATCACCTTGACGAAATTGCATATAAATCTCCTTTATGTTTCTACAATTGGTTTATACTGTTTACTCTCAAATCCGAACGTCCACGCCACACTTTCATCTGCATCTATGATTGTTGGTGGAGTTCGTAAGTAGTATTCTCTCTCTGTTGAGGAATCCTTTACTTTAACGTAGTGAGCCACTTTATCAGGGTCGTCTTTCAGGTCTATTTCAATCAACTCGCCTCGTATTCCCTTATTGATTGTTTTTCCTCTAAGGAGTTTAACAAACCTTTCTCCTAGCTTTTCTTGAATACAACGTCTTATTTCAATGTTTGTTTCATCCATCCAGTCTTTTTTTGTCAGCTTTTCAGGATACTTGATTATTTTCTGGCTTACATTTGTTCCGTGCCAAAAATACAATTCTTTTCCACCTTTCCATCTGATAGCAGGGGATGTTTCTGAATGGAATCTATTTTCTTCATCAATTTTAACCAGTGGAGTAGGTGCTAAATACAGTGTGTCTTCCCATTCTACACGATAGCCAACACCATATTCTTTTGCCTGCATGAGCAGTTCAGAATACTTGAGATATTTTCTGTCATTCTCATTTGGTTTATCTCCCGGATTGTCTTTTCTGTTTTTGCAATACTCATGCTCTACAACATACCAATCAAAGTCATAATCTATTGCGGACCTTGCGGACCTTGCGGACCCTGCGGACCCTGCGGACCTTGCGGACCTTGCGGACCCTGCGGACCCTGCGGACCTTGCGGACCCTGCGGACCCTGCGGACCATGCGGACCTTGCGGACCTTGCGGACCTTGCGGACCCTGCGGACCCTGCGGACCATGCGGACCCTGCGGCATCGTCAAATCGCTTGTCAAAAATATCTTTAACCCATATAATTTTTTTTGGTCGTTGTAAATCAAATAAATCATAGGTTTTGAGAATGGCCTCAGCGCCTCGTTTTTTATCTAACGTAAAATCTTCCCGTTCTACGTTTTTGCACATTCTGTCTATTAAATTTGCTGTTGCTTTTGAGTAATCCATACTATCCTTTCCTATTAACTATTTTTTTACAAAATATACTAATGTCCTATACGTTCTCGGTGCTAATGAAGCATATGGAAGAGAATAATCTATTGCTGAGATATCTTTTTTAATATTCAATATCCGTACATCCTTCGCGTCTCGGATAAATGTGTTTACTTGTTCTTCTATCGCTTTTTGATTATTTCCGATAAAGGATTTTACTTTCATGTACTATAAGTATATCAAGCAAGCAGTTGCTTTGTCAAGAAGATGTTTGGCGGATATAAATAAGCTAAAATACGCATGACAAATTTAGCTTATAATGCCCTTCGGGCATAAGCTTCTATTCTCTCCATATAGTCTTTCTTAATTGCACATATACCAGAGCATCGGTATTTTATAAACGGCGCAGGACTTGATATTATCTCACTTGACACCGTGTAGAACCCTTAGCGTGCTTTCACGGGCGGGATGGCTTGTTACTCCCAACGCACGCTTGCTCTTGCCATAGGTCGCCTTTACTGTAGGCTGCTTTTCCCTTATATACTCTTATGCCACAAAAAAAATCGCTTTCAACTCGGTTCTGCCTATATTCAGAGCCGATGTGAAAACGATTTTATATATAGGATTTCTATTCATGTTACTATTATACACCGTCTGTCAACCCCTTTTCCATGCCACTTTATTTTCTGGTATCTTCATTTCGCTATATCCGCCGTCACATTGCTCCTTTTCAGCAACAATGCGTCCTGTTTTGTCTTCCTCTGTTAATTGAAATACTAATCCTTTGTTGGGAACTGTAGAATGTCCTTCACGTAAAAACTTTGGATCATGTTGCTCAAGAAACTCAGGAGAGTCTAACCCATATGCGGCCTTAGCGCTTTTATGGTCGGGGATAAGGATTTGTCCGTCTACTTTAAAATGTTCGTAGTTTCTCATATACTATACAGCCGCCCTCCATAGACAACCATCAGTGTTTCGCTTAGGTTTGCCCATGTGATGAGGGCGGCATAGATCCTCTGCTCTACCCCAAGAAAAGAGAATAGAAAAGTAATTTTCTGGTATAGAGTAGATTCATGTTATTTTCCTGCATTCAATTTTCTAAATACGTCAATAAATGTGTTTATCATCCATAGAACCATTGCGGTTTGGGATTCATTACTTGGGATTAGGTCTGTTACTTGAAATCCATTTTGATTTACGGCAATAAGAACAAAGCCTAGGTAAATCAACGCAACAGGGGATACAAAAATAAGAGAATTTTTCCCTATTTTCTTTACCTCTTCTGCATTAAGTGTCCATTTTTTTGATTGCATATATTCCTCCTTTGTTTTTATAATGTACTTGTTAGGTCATTCACTTTTCTTTTAAAATCAGCCAATCTAGCCTGTAGTTTTTGTTCGCACTCTTCTTTAATGAGCGCCAGACTAGCCAACGTCTTCTCATATCGGTCTTTATATGATGCAATTTCCATCTTCATTTGCTCAAATTCTGTCTTAGAAATAGTTATAACACCGTTTGATGGTGTATTTTGGCTGTTTGATACGTCAAATGGAACATCAAATGCCTTACAAATACCTCGTGCAATGGCATTTGCAACCCTATCAGTGTCTGCAAGTATCACTTTATCATGTGCATCTTGTACTACGCCCATCTCTATAATGACACATGGCGTTTTTTGAGAAAGGCGAGACCACATATAGTAGAATTTCGTATTCGCATTTGATCGTTCTGGATGATTGACTATTCCAGAGTGTCCAAAATACATAGATTCAATTGCTTCTTTAATCCGTTTGCTCTCAGCATTTGCAGAATCAACAGATGCATCGGGATAGTCTACAAACCCTCCACCTGTTCCATATATATCTGCATCACCATGAAGCGCAAGAAATAAGTCATAGTCTTTGTTTATTTCCTCATCTGTTGGATTGGCATTGACGAGTTGAAGAACAAAACCTTTTGAGATAAGAATATCAGAAAGTTTATTACGGATACGGATATTCAATTCTTTTTCTCCGGGAGCACCAGTTGCTCCTATTGTTACTCCTTCATGTCCACTCTGTAGGCAGATACGCTTTGCCATATTATTTTACGTGTAATGAAATTATATATTGAAGTTGTCCTTTTATTTCTTTAAACTGTGTATCGCTATTATCTTTGTATTCGGAGAATTTTTGATATACTTCCTCTTTTGATATCCGTGTTTCTTGAAGATTTTTCAATGAATTTACGTCTTCCTGCATTGCCAACACTTCTGATCGTACTACTGCTAGATCTTGAGATAAAGGAGCAAGGCGAGCAGTAATGTAAGTAGCAAAACTAAGCATGATAAGACTAAGTAGCTGCATAGCATTAGTTTTGATAAAGCTTTTGACTGATACTTCTTTTTCATGTTTCATACGTCAATGAATCAATCATAATAGGTCAAACTCTTGCAAGGCAAGAGGGATTTAGTCCTTCTTTGGCTTTTTATAATGATATTTCTTCAACATTGTCTCTAACGCATCCTCTTTTGCACTCTCAATAAGCTTTTTCTTGTCTTCATCGTCACCTGACTTGTATTTCCCGCTTCGCATTGCCTGTTCCGTTCCCTTTTTAAATAGACTCTTATAATAGGATACCGCCTGTTTGTATTGCCCATCTCCAATTTGTTTTTTGAGCTCCTGTACCCTCGTAGACGTCTTCTCATAATCTGTAATGGACGGAAGTTGCCCTGCGGCATCTAACCTAACTAACTCTTCCACAATCTCATTATCATTTGCCGCTTTCACTCTTGCACCAAATAAAAAGGTAGACAATGCTGATTCTGCCTTGACTGTATCACCATATATCGTTGTTTTTTCAGGAAGTGTTTGCCGGAGTCCGGGAACTGATGCCTTTATCCGTGCTAACGGATCCGTTTTTATATCAACAACACGATCAGACCTATCCGTTGCCTTTGCCAAATCGCTTATAAGTGCAATAACTGTACGAGAACGGATATAATCAAGAATGGTATTTGTTGCAGCCGTACCTATCTCTTCTTTCCCTGTCTTCTTCTCATTCACCATGTCTGTAATATCTTTGTATAAATCAGAGAAGTCTTGTACACCGGGAATCTTCAATGCCTGTGCCGCAACACCTTGATAGTATTTTAAAACACGCTCTACATTGTCTTTTCCATATTTCTTTGCATACATAATACCAATAAACGGTGCAGCAAGAGGGCCAAAATAGTCTAGTGATACCCATTTTTTCCCAATACGCACTGAATTCGTTGTCGCATTCTTTAAAGCTAATAGCTGTTGTTCTTTTTGTGAAGTAGGGTAGTTGCCTATAAAATCATCAGGCTCAAAGAGGGTAGACAATAAAAATGCAAACGTCATGCCAAGGCCAGAACGTACTATTGTTCGTATTGAGTTCTTCAGTGCTGCTGTTTCTCCATGTTTTGCCTGCATAAGTGCCTTTGGCAGTAGGTATAACTGCACAGGAAGTGCAATACCTGAATAATCTATACCTGCTCCAACAACATTTGCTGGTGTTTTGACAAATGGCATAATTTGATCTCCAATGCGTGTATCACCTGATACTTTATTGAGAACAGACCGTATAGCAAGCGCTGTATCGGAATAATTGCTCTTGTTCGTATATGTTGAGTACTGTGCATCAGCAACAGCTTGAGACCGTACTAACTCGCCTGTTACAGTCTTTGGATCAGGAAGTATTGCATCTTTAAATATTTCAAGAGCACGTTTCTTTGCTTCAGCACCTTTTAATCCTTCTGCACGTGCAATATTACTTGAGGATAAATTGGCACTATCAGCAAAGTGTACAGAAGAAAATGCTACATCAGGAGCTCCCATAAGCTGTTTGAATACCGTATCTTCAACCATTCTTCCTGCTGCACGCACTATCCCTTTTCCCTGTGAGTGTACGATCTCTTCTCCAAGGATCTTTTTATCATCCTGAATAGAGAACATACGAGAGGTATCATATCCGGACTTTTGGTATATTTTCATGTTTTCTTTGATATACTTCCGTGCAAAATCGCTATTAAGCCCTCTATAACTCTTTGTTGAGAATCTTCGCTGTATACCCTCCAAAATACCTTGCACTGTGTTAGATTCTATATTGACAATTGGCGACTTGAATGAGGCAAGCATAACACCTCGTCCAATGGTTGATGTTGCTACCTTCAAATTAGCTGATGGCATCTGTTGCTGAATATACTTGTTCATTTTATCCTTCGCTGCGAAATATTCAGGAGTCGGCAATCCTATCTCAGACACCTTTTCTGCTTCTGCTTCTACATTCTTTGCAAGTTCAGCTATTTTTCCCGCTTCTTCTGCGCTTAATTTCACTCCTAACTTTTCATGTACAAGGTCTTCAAGAAACTGGTCTTGTTGATCAGGTGTTAATAGATTCTGTTCATTCAATTCCTGTATCTTTTGCAGTGCGCTTTTATATCCGCCTTTCTTCCGAGCCTCAGCAGAAAACGTATTGTTTACCCACTTAATGAGAGCATCCTTCTGTCGTGATATGAGCGCACGCTCAAACGCAGCGTTAATCAGTTGTGAAGAGGATTGATCTACGTGCTTGCCAAATGCTGCACGGCGCTGTTCTGAAGTCATCTCATAGAGTTTTGTAAGATCGCCGATAACATCATCCTGCTTTATGGCCTTGATGAGTTTATCTGCTAGTGCCGGTGGTATACAGTATTGTGCCATAGTTACTTACATTTTAGCTTATTTATAATCTCTTGTGCGGACGCAAGCCTTCGCTCCGTTTCCGTTAATTGTTTTTTTGCTTTTGTTTTTTGGTCTTTGACCAATGCATCATATTTTTGTGCCATAGTAGCCTCCGGTGATATTTTTAATTGTTTTATTACTGCATCGTATTTTTTAATGACTTGCTCCATGCGAAGCGACATAATCTTTTTTACAGCATTAAGTGGGCTATCTGCATTGAATGCACCACGAAGTGACACTATTTCTTGTCCAAGGCGAGTTGAACGTAGGGAAGTATCAGACCACAGGTCTGCAACTGTTTGCATATCATTTTTTGCATAGGCAACTTCTGCAAGACCAAGTGCTACTGCATTCTGCGTCATTCCTGATGGGGGATCAATAACACCTTGAGCAATCTGTACTGCTTTCTCAGGATCATCTTTGATAAGCTGTACGACCTTTTCTGCCTGATCATCTAATGAGAGTTCATTGTACTTACGATTCTCATTCTCGTAATCTACGCCTAATTGTTCTTTTACCCGATTGAAAAATCTGCTTTCTTTTATCCGTCCTTCACCTTTTGGCTGTTCTTTTGGTATTTCTGTCTTTTTTTCTTCTGGTTTTTTTGCTACTTCTTCTTTTTCTGTTGTCTTTCCTTGTTTTGCTTTGAGTTCATCTATGCGTTTTTGTGCAATTTCACCAACCTTTGAGATACCTTCTATTGGTGCTTTTGCAGATTGTTCCCATGTTTTACGAAGTGCATCCGCCATTTCTTCTGCGGTAGTAATTTTTTTATTAGATGTATATTCTTTAATAATTTCTAACGGATGCGTCATAGATTTCATAGCCATTACAAAATCTTCAGCGCTTTTATATTCCTTCGCTAATTGTTCAACTGTTTTTGGTATAAATACAGATCCATCCTCATTTGTTACATTTGGATTCTTTTTTATCCATTCCTGTTGTGCAGGAGACAATTCTTTTATTTGTTCTTCCTCTATTTTCTCTCCCCTACTCTCCTCCACTATAGGCTTTACTTCCTCTTTTGAAGCTAAAACTGGCTTTTCTTCCTGTTCTGTAAAAGAGGGGAGGGGAGTCGGATCAGAAATGGTAATCTCCATACTTTTCTCGTCTTCTGAGGGAATTATGCGAATAATCTTGCCTTCCTGCTTCGCCTGATTTGCAGCAAGCATAATCGCTTTCCCTTCTTCCGTTTTTCCTATATCATTATTAATAACATAGCTTGCAGCCTCATCTGGAGACAATTCCTGTGTCGTTACAGCCTCTACAATCTGTTTTTGTTCTTCAGTTCGCTCTTCTTTTGGTGTAGACAAGGCTTCTTCTACTTTTTTCTCAATAGAGCCACCTTTTTTACTTGTTACACCAGTTACTGTATCAAGAGTGACGTTCGTTACTCCTCCCAACAGTGCTCCGACTATTCCCGCCTCTTTTGCACCCTCAAACAAGTCCTGATGCTCATTGTATGTAAGAGATATAGCATTGCCGACTATTTCCTGCGCCATTTCAGTTATTCCTTCAAATCCGGATTGTATCCCTGCACTCGCTAGCCCTGTGGCAATATTCTTAATAATGCTTTTCTTTATTGTTTTTACGCTTGCTGAGTTCTTCAAAAGTCGTTCTAATGGTAAAAAGTCCAATGCACCAATAATAACCCCACCTGCAACAGCTATTGGTAATGCCTGTTTATCCGATACTCCTTGAGTACGTGCTTCATTATATACCTCACTTGCTCCTAATCCATAGGATGTTCCAAGACCAAGAGCAGTACCAAGTGCCGGATTTTTGGTAATAAGAGATGTTGCAAGAGACAATCCTGTGCTTGCTGCAACCTGTGGAAGGTTAAATGCAGCCATTTCAATATACTTTGAAAAGTTTTCTGATGGCTGATATGTTTTTGCATATTCTTCAGTCGCCTTCTTTTGTCCTACAAAACCTGTTTCACGTAACCCTGTAGCAAGTTCCTTTGCCTTTGTCGCTATCGTCTTATCTACTTGATATTCCGATGTTGTGATACCAACAATCTTTTTAACTGGTTTTAAGAACTGATCAGTCAATTCTTTTTGTTTTATCGCACTTTGCAAAATGATACCGCCTGCTTGTTTTACTTGGCTTGGTAATACTTTTGCTCCTGCAACAAATGATTGTCCTATCTTTTTAAAATCAAGAGCGTTTTTTATAACTTGAAACGGGGATTGTTTGATAAATGTTGTAATATCTGTAATCGTTGTCTTTTTTGGCGTAACAATAGGTTGAGTTACTGCTGTTGCAACAGTTTTAGGTTGAGTTGTCTGTATATTAGAGAAGAATGATGAAGCTACATCACCAGACGCATTACCAACAGTTGCCGTTGGTTGTCCTAGGCTTGAAAAAAATGATGTTACTGGATCGTTCTGTATAGCCATACATATCTCTTATTGTGTTGCTGAACGGATATCATCTGCTGTCCAATTGTCTTTAATATACGATGCAGCCAATGGATACTTCAGCAATAATTGACGATATAAGTCTTCTGGCGATATCAATGCCTGTTGCTGTTCATTTGTTAGGTATGAACTAATAATAGATCCAACAGCGCTTACCGCATCGGATTCCGTTGCTTTTGCAGTCGTTGCTTTCTCTGCATTACCAATAGATCCAAGGCTTGTTTTGCTAATTATCTCCCCATTTTCAGAATTCATAACAACTGCAGTAACAACGCCATTGTCATCGGTGAATGTCTGTACAGATGTTTTTACGTCTTTTTTGGTACTTGCATCAATAGCTGATTGAATTGCAGCGCTTGAAAGACCAGTAGAACGAGTAATATTTGCAATATCTTCTCCGGTTGCATTTGTAAGCGCTCCCATACCAAGAAGTGTATTAAACTGTGATAGCGCCTGTTGTGCTGCCGTTGAATTGATGTCAAACTGCTTTGTCTCAAGATTAAGCTTTGTTTCAATATCTGCTTTCTTTGTTGCAATATCCCGTTGGAGTGCTGCTGTATCTGCATCAAATTCATCACTGAGTTTCTTGAGCCGTCCAGTCATTGTAGCTTCTGACAGATATGGATTATCTTTTATATTGGAAACAGCAGCATTATATGCAGCAGTTTTTTCTGATAGTTGTTTTTCAACATCGCTGATTCCTGACGTGCT